TAACACAGTGGATGCTGGTTACATCCAAACATTCAACATGGTTGGAATTGGATCTACCGCAACTGCATACACAACTATAAGAGATGGATCTGTAAGGAGAATTATTGTAGCCAGAAGAGGATCTGGATATACAAGTGTTCCTAGAGTTGCAATTAGTTCGGCACCGACAACGGGTATAACTGCTGTTGGTATTACGTCGATGATCGGTGGTATTATTGACCTATGCGATACAAGTCCCGACAACTTTAGAGTACAAAAAGTTACTCTTGCAGATCCTGGAATGGGATATACTTCAACACCTAGAGTTACGTTCCATGGTGGACAAGGATCTGGTGCATATGCAACTGCACAAATAACAGATGCTGCTATTGGTATTGTAACTATAACAAGTGGTGGTAGTGGATATATTAGTATTCCAACGGTAACCGTAGTTGCCCCTGGTATTGGAAGCACTACTATTGATGCAATAGTTACTGCTAGACTATCTGGTCTTGGTACAATTAGCGAACTGGTTATTGAAGATGCTGGTGGATACTTTGAATCAGTACCACAAATTATAATCGGAAGTCCAAATAACAACGTCGGTTATGGAACATATTTGACTAATGAAGACGTAGTTGGTGCTGCAAGTAGCGCAACTGGACGAGTCAATTCTTGGAATAGAGTAACTCAAATTCTCAAACTAAAAGATATTGTTGGAGAATTTTCACCTGGTGAGGCAATTATTGGTCAAACAAGTGGAGCAACTTATAAGAGCATTGACCTAAATAGGTTTGATATTCCTGAAGATGGGTACGCGCAGAACGTCACCATTGAACAGGAAGCAGACGCGATTCTTGACTTCAGTGAATCCAATCCATTTGGTAGCCCCTAGGAGATAAACCATGTTTGATCATTTTTATCACCAGATTTTTAGAAAGACGGTGATTGCATTTGGAACGTTGTTCAATGGAATTGAAATCAATAGGGACGGCAATGAAATCATTAAAGTACCTCTTGCTTATGGACCCACTCAAAAGTTCTTAGCAAGACTTGAGCAGCAACCTGATCTGAACAAACCCATTCAGATTAGTCTCCCAAGGATGTCATTTGAATTTACTGGTGTATCTTATGACAATAGTCGTAAGTTAGCGACTACACAAGCATACGCGGTAGCACCTAGAAATGATAAAAAAGATATTAAGAAAATGTTCTTTCCTGTGCCATATAACATGGCATTTGAATTGAATGTTATGACACTATTAAATGATGACGCTCTTCAAATTGTAGAGCAAATCTTACCATACTTTCAACCAAACTTTAATCTTACAATCGATTTAATTGAATCTATTGGTGAGAAGAGAGATATTCCAATTACACTAGAAAGTGTATCCTTCCAAGATAATTATGAAGGAGATTATACATCTAGAAGAGTACTATTATATACTTTAAGATTTACTGCAAAAACATTCCTGTTTGGTCCAGTACCAGACAGCAACAAGGATATCATCACCAGAGTATCTATTGGTTTGGGTGCTGGAGAACCAACTCCAGAGGCAAGAAGAGAGATTGCATATACAACTCCTATTGCTACAAAAGCATACAACGGAAACGTTATTACAAACCTTGCGGAAGATCTCTCTGCAAGAACTGATTTAATCAAAGTCAATGATGATTCAAACATTCCAGTAGAATCCTATATTACAATTAATGATGAGACGTTATATGTTAAGAAGAAGAATGGTGGAGAACTAAAAGTTACCCGTGGAGCATATGGCACCAAGGTATCTGAGCACGTTGAAGGCACAGGTGTTCTTGTAATCACCGCTGCTGATAACGACCTGATTGAAGCGGGTGATGACTTTGGTTTTAGTGGGTAATTTACATGTCTGATAAATTTAAAGATCTTAATGATACATTTGACGTGGAAGCGGAGATTGTAAAACCAGAAAAAGAAAAGAAAGAGTTGGCAAAACCTTCAGAATCTGAAGATGTCACCAAGGATTATGAATACACGAGAGGTAACCTCTATTCCATCATTGAGAAGGGACAAGAGGCGTTGGACACTGCGTTGGAACTTGCTCAAGACAGTGGACAAGCAAGACAATTTGAAGTCGTCGGACAGTTAATTAAAAACGTTGCAGATGCAACTGACAAATTACTTGATCTTCAGAAGAAGTTGAAAGACTTAGATGCTGATGAAAAAGGTCCTACAAACGTAACTAACAACGCAATGTTCTTTGGATCTACTGCAGAGTTATCAAAAATGCTCAAGCAGCAAGCTAAAAATCTGAATGAAGATAAATAGAAAAAAAGTGTTTTCTAGAAATGCCTAGTTTTGAAATCAACCCTAACGCGAAGAAGGGTTCCGAGAGAGATAACAAAATCCAGAAGAGAGCAGACGCTGGTGGGCGTGAAGGAGAAATTGCTGCGAAGATGATGCAAAAGAAAGGTAAAGGTCCTTCCCTCCCTGGACGTACTGCAGACATGAGAAAGATGTCTGAAGAGGAAGTCGTGCCTGGTATCAAACTTGTTGATATCATCCTCGGTGAGGAGAAGTGTGGTAAGGGCATGTACTACTGCTACACTGATAAGAAGTGTAAGAAACTGCCTGAGGGTATGAAGATGACCGCCAGATATTTTGGTGGTGGTAAAGAACCATCAGAAGTTGGTATTGACAAACCAGTAGAAGGTGGTGAAGGCGGCGATAACGGCGGCAATGGTGGTGGCAATGGTGGTGGAATGGGAGAATCCATTGCTATTGAAGATGCTTTTGGTAATAAGTTCATGGAAGTGGTTGATCTCATCAAACCAGAAGATATTGTTGAGAAGTGCTGGAAGGGATATAAGAAGAAGGGTATGAAGACAATGTTTGGTAAAAGATATCCAAACTGTGTCAAAGCAAATGAAGAGAATGATCTTCCCGAAGCAGCGCCCAAGTACGATAAAGATGGTAATGATAAGTATGACAGATCAAAACGTATGATTCGTCATATGCAAGATAAGTATGGTTCTGCCAAGTCTGGGTTTGGTCCCGACTCTAAGTTTAGAACTGGAAAGGATCATAGTGTTGCTAATGAGAAAAAAATGAAAAAAGAAGAAGTTGAGAAGGTTGATGAAGCAGTAAGACTTCAAGCAGAATATGGCAACCTATTAGGAGTTGTTGTCATGTGGAGAGGTAGATCTCTCATGATCAAAATGTTCTTCCCTCAGGCATCTATGCCTAAGAGAGAAGATGTTCAAAGAGAAATTGAAAAGGTTTATCCTGGTGGTAAAGTAATTCAATTCCGTAGAACCGAACTTCCTAGTGATTATTCTCCACACAATGCTCCTATTGTCAGAGTACAAAAGGAAGATAAAGATGAGATGACCATCCATGGTAGTAACTTAAAGAAGCTTGCACATAAAGCAACTAAGAGAGTTGACTCTGATGTTGACGGCGATGTGGATAGCAGTGATATGAAGAAGAGTGAGACTGGTGAGTTTGTAACTGGACCTGATGGTAAAAAAGTAAAGGCAAAAGCAAGATTTGAGGGTGTTGAGTGTGCAGGCACACCAAAAGGCAAACCATGTCCAGTTCATGGTCAGAAGTGCTGCCCTAGTCTCTCTGAGGAAGAAGTAGATGAGGCAGCAGGTGAGAAAGATGCTTGCTACCATAAAGTAAAGTCTCGCTATTCTGTTTGGCCTTCTGCATATGCATCTGGTGCATTAGTTAAGTGCCGTAAGAAGGGTGCTAAGAACTGGGGCAACAAAACCAAAAAAGAAGAGTACGAATACGAACTGAATGAAGGATGGGTAGCAAACACCGCTGCTAAAGCTTTTGTAGAAGAAGGACTCAATGAAGATGGTGTTGCAATTCTCATCGAAGAGATGGGTCTTGATTCCTTTGTTGAGTTTGTTTATGATCTTGGTGAAGATACAATGCTCTCCGAAGCAAGAGCAGGTGGCGTTAGAGTAGAACCAGTAACCAAGGGTGGCAAAGCAGTAGGTTCACTCAAAGGTGGTCCTAAAGCAGCAGCGATCAAGAGACTCCGCAAGGAGAAGCAGGTAAGAAAAGATGCTGAATCTGGTAGTTCCAAACCATCTGGAATGAAGGCAGCACTTAAGGGTCAGTCTGATAGAGTAAAGGCAGTCAAGAGTGCTAAGAGTCAGCAACCTAAGAAGAGAGGTCTTCTTGATAAGGTTGCTAAGACAGTCCTTGACGGTATGGATCGTCACAACAAAGCAATGAAAAAAGCGAAGGGTGACATCGAAACCACCAAAAAAGTTGCTAAGAAAGCAGGTAAAGCAGCAAAGAGTTTTGGATCTGGATTTGTCTCTGGAGTAAAGACCGCAGGCAAAGCTGCTAAGGCAGGATATAAGATGGCAACCGAGGAGGAAGACCGCCGGGGAAAGTAGATGAAAAACTGAATATTAAGAAAGCAGACATGGGAGAAGTCATTGACGACTTCTATGATTCTGATGCTCCTCAATTTAAAGGCAAGTCTAAAGAGAAGCGTCGTCAGATGGCAATTGCTGCCAAACTGCAGGCGAATGAAAATCGTTTTGCTTCTCATGGTGGAAAAGATACCGATGCTGGGTCTGCTTATGC